TTAGGACACATGCCTCTCACGCATGTAATACGAGTTCGATTCTCGTACCCACTACATACCACATTGAAAATAAGATATTTACAAAAAGAGAGTACTAAAACAGGGACTATTTCATTATTAGTAGACCTATTTTTAATATAATTCCGGAAAACCATAAGAAAAATAATCATAAAAGTAAGGCAGCCTAATAAGCTGCCTTTTTACACAAAAACCGGATAGATTAAAAGAGGAAGTATCCTCTGCTTTTGGTAATTTCATTGTTAGCACTGCAAATATACAAAAATGTGCATTATATTTCTTCCAATTTTGCTCTAAACTTCTGGAACATATCAATGGTCGGGTAAAAGGTTGGATTCTCCCAGTTTTTCCCTATCATCTGGATCATCGCCTCTATATGACTTTTGCAGTCTATTACTTTGATGCATTTATCCAAGACCAGTCCGCCTTCCGGGTAGGTCTTGTTATTTAGGGTATCCTGCGCCCATGAGAGCAACTCTCTGATTGATTCTTGGTCGTATTTATTATCTTCTGCCATCTTATTGAGTTATTACTAGCTTTATATTCAAAAAGTCCAAGATCTTTTCAATCTTTTCTTGTCCTAAATTCGTTTTTCCGTTAAGAAACAAGGACATGGTACTCTTTGTTACCTCTACATACTCCGCAAGATCCTTTGATTTGACATTGCGGAGTTTCATTGCTTCTTTGACCGATTCTCGTATCATGCAATTTCGTTAATAGAATATACTGATTTATCTAAACGTAATTCCCTTGTAATTATCTCTTTCCATTTAGGATCAGGAGAATGAAACACGATAATGGCACAATCATGAACACCGATAGATTGCTTATATTTTACCGTAAACTCACCGTCGAATTTTTCCCAATCTTCAGGTGCTTCATTCCAAAATATTTTTTTGCATTGATTCAACGCTCTTTCTCTACCATTAGCAACATTGGTATCTGCATTCTTGTAAATAATTTCAATTTTAGAATCCATAATTATACTTTTCGTTATTTATTTAAATTATATTCATCCGCTATACTCCATTCAAACGACGGATATAGCGCCTTATTTTCCTTTATTGTTACGTGTGCTGGGCAACCTTGTGCAGCTAAAATTGACAGATGCTTAAGCTCGCTCATATCATCAGATGTTAACGTAATTGTACTACCTACACCTTCTAAAGGTTTGTCAAAACAAATTTGTGATGAAAACTTATGCTTAGGGCTTCTTAAACTGTTATTATTCATATCCTTATAGATTTATTGATGATTATTTTTATTATTTGTAATATGCAATGTATAATGGCTCCTCGTTAGTATTCCAAACTTTGTAAATCGCACATCCATTCTCTTTTTCTTCAGAGAGCTCTTCACATCCACAACCTTCTTCTTACAAATCTTCTACTTCCGCAATCTCTTTGCCATCCTTATTTACAACGCTTGCTATCCACTCCCTTACCTCGACGTCGTTAGCGTACATTATACCAGCTCCGTAAACAAAAGCAAAGTCATTACTCATTACAAAATCTACTAGATCATTGCAGTTAATTGTTTTCATATCTTTATTTTTTTAGTTGTTATTACTTTGTTTCTTATTTTTATGTTACAAAGATACAAATAGTTTTTGTAATACCAAACTTTTAAAGCTAAAAAGTTTCGACTATATCAAACTTTAACATTTAGACATAAAAAATCCCTGGTTACATAACCAGGGACAAACACAAAGATATAACCCTTGCAATAATCACAAAGGGAATCAGCCAGTATAGCCACCTTTCTAGGCGTTCCATAGCATCACCAGCAGAAGACGGCAGAAATCTGAATGATACCGGTCGTCGGCTTGATCAAGCAATATGTCCAGCTTAACGTTTCTCATTTTCGAGCACTGTTTTTATTCGTTCTTCAGTAAATCCAAATCGGGCGGCAAACTTTTTGAAAGCCTGCATCTTGTTGTTAGGGATAAGAGAATACATACTATTAATGGGAGTATCACTCTTTAATGCTTTTTGCACTTGCTTCTTTTTCATGGAATTAATGTATTAAATGTTTAACCTTGTTTTTACAGCAATTACACTCACATAGTAATGACTTCGCGTATTCCCATGTCTTTTCGATGATATCATCACCAATATACTGAATTTCTTCTCCATATGGATCAATGCCAAACGCCTGGCAGATATGGGTGGCCATGTGCCCGCATTCATGCCGCCAAGATTTGGCAAACTCCTTTGGGGACGAAGTAAGGGCAATGACCATTACTGTTTCCCGGGTCCCGAAGTTGGAGTAAGTAACTCCGGTATTCAAATTGCCGGAGCTAATATTCTCATACGCAGTACGAAGCATATCACCGTCGCAGCCGATGGAATGCATATTATCGAGTATTTCCTCTGTATAATATGTATCTACTGCATAATATACCATGCAGTTCCATCCATACTTGGGTAATGCAAACCGTTGTCGTATCATTCATCAAAGCATTTCGTCCCACTCAATAGGTTCTCCGGCAGCAATCATTGTCGCATACCATCTTCTCATCGTTGTTCCGTCGGGAGCATCAGGATCATCAATTGTATCCTTTATATAAAGAGCCAAATGCGCTTCATCGGGAATAGATGACTTCAGATAATCCGCCTTACCCATGTTGGCTACATACACATAATCATATAGCGCATTATTTTCAAGCTTTATGCCATAGCGGGTAAGCAACTCATCTACTTTTTCTTTCGATATCGGTTCAATCCGCTCTTTTTTACCGGTAGAAGGATTAAGCTTTTTCATGAGCGACACTGCAAACTCGCACATTTTCTTATTGAAATGCCAACCGAAGTTAGACAAGTAAGCTTCCATTTCTTCCGGTCTTCTATCTCTTATATCCAAAGGTTCTCTCCTCATGATTAAATAAAGTTATAGGGAGCAGAAATGATCCACCCCCTAATTAAACATTAACGATAACGGGAATAGCGTCCTGTACCACGTACACCGCGTCTTTCGCCATAGCCGCCACGACCGGAACCGCCACCATAATCACCACGTTCGCCCATCTCGTCATAGCGGTCGTCGTCATCGTCATAATAACGTTCACGTCTTCCCATGCTTTCACCACCGGATAATTCTTCGATGCATTGCATCAGCTTACCACCGTATTTAAGCATCTTTTCAGCGTAGTCGGACATTTTCTCGACCTTGCTCTCGGAAATCTCAATCATCATCATACTATTGTTTTTTAGAATTGTTACTACCAGATGCCTTTTCAGAAGACTTGAAGAAATCAGCCATCATAGCCTTCAATTCGCTAAGTTCTTTCCGAAGCGCTTTATTTTCCGCTTCCTGACGCTGGCGTTCTGCAAATTCCGGATTAAGTACCTGAAGCATCTTGTCGCATGACTCCATGACGGAACGATGATGATCGACACTGCCCAATATCTCCGAGGAGCGGTTGCGCATGGCGGCAACTTCTGCATTCATCGATTCCCTTGAGCCGGATATTACCATATTCCCACCTCCGGGAAAGTTTGCATCAGCAATGTCAGACATTGCAGGTATTTTCTGAAATGTAACAGTTTGCTCACCAACCTTGATGGTCACATCAACCACCATTCTAGGAGGCTGTCCATAAGGGAGAGGCTGCTGCATAAACTCAGCAACCGGTGTAGAAACTCCGGAGACGGAGCCAACTTCTATGTATGGAGTGTTATCCTTGTGTAGGATAAAAAACTCGCTGTTTACTCTTAGATTCTGAAAAGGCATAATTTATTAACTCTTTAAAGAGCGGGATTACTCCCGCCCATTATTTTAAACTACTCCGGTAAGAATTTGCAATGTGTTGCTACCTGATTCGTAGTAGCACAGATAAATTCCGGTACCGGTAATATCCGAAGCAGTAACATCTGCGCCGGCGATCGTAGTCAGTGCTTGAGTAGCACCGTTGGTATCAAACACTACCGGCAATGTACCGGTAGTACCGGAAGGGATCGGCTGTGCCAAACGGAACAGAATCAATCCGCTAAATGGAGCAGAAAGGAACGGATGATTCCGGAAAGAGAAACGTACGTTGGTAGTACCTACGGTAACACCTGTACTTTCCAATCTGGGAATACCATTCTTATTTGCCATGATAAAAGGACTAATGAATGCCATATAATGCCTCCTTCCTTTTATCCCCAACCATTAAAATTGCCCCATGCCCCAATACCATTGTAAAGACCATACTGAGCTGCAACGCAAGAAGGAATCCCTACAACCGGACTATAAGGCACCTTCGCTACTTCCGGCTGATTACATTCGATTTTTGCAAGACGAGTACTCAAATCATTTAAAGCTGCACCAAGAGGAGCCGTTGCCTGTCCGACAATCTGAGAGGTCATAGCAGAACTCTTAAATGTGCTATTCTCCTCACGAAGTTTATCAATCTTGTTCTGCATTTCACGCATTTCAGCCGCACGCTGGCCGGCAAGAATCTGCTGGGTGCTATCCTTGATGGAATTTTGCAGATCACAAGTCTGACGTTGAGTTTCATATGCAACAGAAGCAAAGCCTCTTTCCTGACCAGTCGCAACACCGTTAATGGCATTTTGCAATGTGTTCGTTTGCTGACAGATCGCCAAACGGTTTTCGCAGCAACATGAAGCAATCTGTTGAGCGATCTGACAGTTACCCTGCTGGATAGCATTGATAATCTGCATTGAGCTTTGACCAACCTGATTTCCTACCTGTTGCACCTGTGACATCACCCCATTGATAGCATTCTGAACCTGACCGATTGAACAGTTCAAATTAGTAGCCAGATTGTTGATTGCCTGTCCGTTCCCCTGAATTGCACTCATAAGTAACTCCCTTCCTGCATCGTTGTTAATTAAGTTAGGGATACCGGCTCCGGCAAATCCACCACCGTTACCGCCATCTCCATTGTTTCCCCAGCCATTGCGTCCAAACAATGGGAACAGGAAGAACAGGAAGATTATCCAAAGGAAAGAAGAGCCATCACCACCAAATCCGTTGTTGTTCTTTCCTTGCATAGCAACCAACAAGTTGGGATCAATACCTTTCTGTTGCAATAATGGAGCAAGCATAGCCATCATTCCACTACCGCCACCGCTCCCGCCTGATTCCGGGAAAACGTAAGTCTTTGTTTCACTCATATTAATATACAATTATAACACGGTCAATATTAACCGCATCACAAAAGTATATAATAGGAACTGCGTAAATCAGAGCTCATTTTCAAGCGATTTGCGAATATTTTGCAGATATATTGCAATCATTTTGTTCGTTGTTTTTCGACTCTCAAAAGTAGATATCAGGTAACGTATACTAGCTGATGTTTTGTGAAGCAAAGCGGCGATCTGTTCAGGGTACAGACCGAATTCAGTAAGAAAGAATACTACGATAGAACGGGCATCAACAACTTCCGTTACTTTACTTGTAGATAGGATCAATTCTTTAGAAACCTCAGTTTCTTTTCCGACAAGGTTTAGTATTTCGGCAAAAATCTCTGACTTACACATAGTAATTTAATTTTTTATTGTACTTTTGCCTTTGCCAATCAAACTTACGGTTATTGAAAGAACAAAAGCATGTATAGAAATGTTAAGGACATTATACCCCTGGCACTATCTATGCATGCTTTTGTATGTTTAAAAGTTTGATTGGCGTCAACTTTTAGTGTCGGGGGTTCTTTTTTACTCTATCCCCCGAAAGAGCTACATTTGTTATGATAACCGGCCTTCTACTTTACCGGATAACTTAGTGCTTAATAATCATTCCGAGATGTTCCTCGAATTGATCCTAAATAATCAATTAATCATTTTAGCCTCCTTTCTTTACCATATAAATAGATTATAACTAACTCCACCACCGACATACAATCCACCTGGATAACCGTAGCCTACTTGCAGGCCAAGGCCCCATCGTTTGCGTTTCGGTTTAAGAGTGATGATTTCCTTTTCCCTGTAGACTTCCATAAAGTCAAGGCTGGGCTTATAACCGCTAACCACTGCCCGGTAATTATCATTCTTATACTCTTTGCTTGTTATCGGTATAATCACCGGGACCGAATCGCCTTCTACGGTTCTGTAGGTAGTGGTATCTATCAGGATCGGTAAATATACCGTATCGGTACGCTTTAAGGTTTCCTTTACCGGCATAAGCACGATGTCAACTATAGTATCCCTCACTCTTATAGTATCTCCCTTTACATACATGGTCTGTGGATCGTGCGGATTACAACGCATCCACACGACCACGCATACAAGCAGGCAGACTAATATCCAAGGGAGAGATTTCATATGATACTTTCACTTGATGACCACTCCGGACTAGACAACAAAACATTTAAATCCTCTCCTTCATAGGTAGGATAAGGAAAAGACAGATCTTCCATTCCGTCATCAGCAATAGTCTTAATCATCTTATGAGGAAATAACTCAGCATAGTGCTGGCATTTCATCAAAGTTTTACTTTCATTTACGCTCTTGCGAGGTACAAGGTTACGCTTGTCTATCTCCTCTTGAGGAACCTCTTGCAAGTCAATTGTTGGGAATACAGTGTATTTCATATCTTATTGTTTAATTATTATACAAACGTAAAATCGTATTATTCTTTAATAGTCAATTCTGGACAATCAAGAAGCGCTCTTGATAAAAGTACTTTTGCTCCCGCCTCAGTTGGATGAACTTTATCACTAGACAACAATCCTTCATTCCAATTTCCGAATTCGTCAGCACCTACAGCTTCAGCAAAATCTATATAACGACATCCAAGACTCCTTACATATTTGCAATAACCAGTTTTTTGACGACCGGCAGCGTTACTTAATCCACTATCGTCAGATGTTCCGTCGATAGCTGGAGTTGTTGGAATAGTCGATAAAATTGGTTCTATTCCATATTGAACACATGTAGCAAAGAATCGGTCAATCTGAGTTTTCTGATATGTATTAATCACATATTCATCATCAACCTTTGATTCTTGCGTATCCCCGTTCATTCCTAGGAACCAAACCACATATTTAGGAATATAACCAAGTGACAATAAACTTTCCAGATCATCGTTTCCTGCTGAAGGTGATAAACCTGGTTGATTATTAGACAACCAATCAATGAACCCATATTGTTTCATGTAATATGTCCAACGTGAAGGAGAAGTAAACGAAAAATAGCTGTCACCTATACACCAAATACTTTTATTAAGATCTCTTGGCATAAGAGAAAAGTCTGCTTCAATATTGGTCGTTCCGTCATTGATAATAAACGGTTTACCCACACCAAACTCAGTAGTTATTTTTTCATATACATTCCCTAAATCATCATAAATGCGAATAACAGTAGGTTGTTCAGAGGTATCACTTGAGATAGTAATAGTTGTTTTACCTGTCAATGTTATCCCATGATCTTCTGTCCAAATTGCAGGTTTTTCTTCTGTATAATTAAAAGATTGATACATTGAGATCTGGGTGGGTGTAATCCTAAACCATCTACTATTATATCCACGATTTATATAGGATATATTATCAGAGTAGCCAACGCCAATCTGAACATTTTCAATATCTCCTGTAATTTTTGCTGCAATAAACACATCTTTATTTATATGGATAATAGGCAGAGTCAATACTTTATTTTGAGATAATGTAGACTTAGATCGAAATGAAGAAAATCTATCAGTGATTTTAGAGTCAAGGAGATTAACCTTATCAGCCAATTCATTAATGTCTACGGTAATAATTTTCACATATGGGTTAGCATGAGTAGAAAGTGTTGTAAATGCCACATATTTCGCATTGACAGGGATATCTATTTCTTTATTTTCCCAAGTATCATTCGAAATATTAATACCATCAAGATAATCATTATTACTATCAAAAAAAACGACATTAGCAATTACTGTTGTATTAGCATTCGTTAATGTAACATATATTTTTGATGTGGTAAAAATTTCAACTTTTTTGGTACTCTTATAAAAAGAATTTCCATTCCTATTATTTTCTCCTATCCTCCAGTAATATCCATCATCGAAACCTGCATTTGATATGTTTACTTCATTAAAAGGTTTATGATTTAGTTCCTCAAAATTCCCATCTATCCCTTGCGCAATGACTCCCCACGACTTTTCGGAGTCCTTTGCTATATCAAATATCTTTTCCATATTATTCGTTTTTAATTAATGTTTCATTTGAAATTAAAGTCTCGTTATTCAGCATTGTCAAGTAGCTGGAGATAACTATGTTGATCTTCTGAGGTGACTTGGTGACCTTTCCGGTTACTTCATAGACACCATTGTCTCCAGAGATGGATATGTCGCTGATGGCGTTAGATGATACGCCTATTAGTTTATCAGAAGCATTTGACAAGGTTATGGTGATAGTTACCGTGCTACCTTCGGCTACATACACTCCCGGATTAACTGAATAGGAGATTGAAGAGTAAGGGACATTGCTCTTGATAACCGGTCTGAACTCGATCATATCCGGATACAGAGTGCCTGCATTGTACTTCTTCAACTGTCTCTCCAACAAGAACTCGGAGAGGCTGTAGGGGAAGAGCATGAGAGACCATAACGCAACCTTAGAGAAGCTAGTAGAATTATCCCTAAGAGTAGCTATCCACATAGTATCGCCATCATTCTGAGTACCCGCATTAATCGTTTTTTGATTATAAATGTACTTAGATTGATATAAAATTTGTCTATTTGTTTTTATATCAATATTGTCTGTACTAGAACCAAACGACCAAGTTCTACGTATATCAATACCATCAATTGTTGGTTCTAATAAAAAAGCTCCTGTACCAGATGTTTTTGCTTTAGACAATATTCCGGCATAGCCATTAATATTCAGTATTTCTCTGTCTACTGCAACCGTATAGTCCTTTAAAATAGAGAGATCGGTTACCTTGCCGAAGTCGTTGATTCCGTCTAAACAGAGAGCGTGTTCGATGGTGGGGAGGACTTCGATGGTTAAACTTCCGGGAACATTGGTTTTCTCAACCGAAAATCCGACATAGCAACTTTTACTTTTGTCCAATACCTCAGAAGCTCCATAGCATTTCGGCAAAGTATAAGTACCATCAGTGGTCATACGAAACTCTGTTGTAGCAACTGCATCAGGAGTTGCTAAATATCCGTATCTTAAGAATCCAAAATTACCATCAGTAATTCCAGAGACTTTAATAGTAAAGCTAGGAATTTCTGTTGTAATTATCCCGTCTTCAGGTTTGTTTACATTATAGTATAAGCTATATAAACTCGCATCAACAATATCAACACAAGACATTTTTGCTCCACTATTGCTGATTTTCCACTGAGTACTAAATTTAAATGTCTTATTTATACCCAATACAACAGGATAGCTGTTGATACCACTTTCTCCTTCCCAACCGATATTGTTCAACTGGATGTTGTGACCGTTTATGAAGTCAATCAACTGATCGTTAAACTCTGCGTGGTTGTCGTTAGTGATACCCTGCTTCTTGATGTTACAGTACAACTGAGGCTTGATGATCTGTCCCGGACGGTCAAGGTTAAAATAGGCGATGATTTGGTTTATTTCGTCTGTAGTCAGGACTTTGTCGGCTAGGATTGTCCAGTACCAAGCACAAGAACTAGTATCAGAACCGGCTATCTGACTTCTGCCAATAGGTGAAAATTTAGCATTTGAACTTAATAGTCCGTCATACGTTCCCGATTGACCACTACTATAATCAGCTTTATCACCTAATATATTTGTAATTGGTACTGGAATTGCATTATTTTTGGAAGAATATCCATATATTCCCCACTTACCAAAACCTTGGGAGATAACTTTATTTCTGAAATACTGTTGACCTGTTGGTAGATTATTATCTATATAATTCGTATATCCGCTACCACCCGATAAACGTGAATTAATATGATAAATCATACTCACCACCGTAATATCATTGCTTCCTCCCAACATCTCCTGAATAGTCTTAGTGGAAACAATTTGGTCGTCAATCCCATCAGTAATTAATGCACCTTCGAAGTCGGTTCTCGGTAATCCATATCCACTGCCCTCCGTAAATGAGAAGTTAAGCAGGCGCATGTCGTTCCCGTTGCCGGACAAGTCCTTCAAGATTGCCCGGTCGGGGTCGTCGTTGGACTTGCCCCAGGTGGAGATGGCCATCTTGACGTGCTTGAGCAATTCGGGGTCGATGTAGGGACGACCGGAACCGGAAGAAGCTCCCGGAACTCCTAAGCGTATCGCATTCATGCGAATAGGATCAAGCCCTATCGCATCAAGCTTAATTGGATTTAATCCTATTGCGTCCATTATTCTTCCGATTCAAAGATAGAAGCCTTTACCGGTTCTGTTTCACATTCGATTTTGAGATATTGCCCGGGGATAAGGCCGACGATCGGACGAGCGAATTTATTATCGTAATTTCTACTCTCTACAAAAGAGAAGTTTTCTCCGTCATAGCTTATATACACCCAAAGCTTACCACCTTTTTCAAATGTAATCTGCAATCCCACTTCCGCAGAATTTACCTGAACGGCATCGCTTACATAATTCTTCTCACCCCTTGTAAAGGTTATAGATGTTTCTTTCATGATTATTCCTCCTATTTTTTTGCTGTTATCACTGTATTTCGTAAGAAATTCGGATACTCTGCCCGCACATCAAAACAAGGACACGCCTTGATAAATTCCGCCGGTTCCACCTCACTCGATCCATCCAGATCAGGTGAAGTATCCCGATGACCGAGCAGCTCGATGATAGGATACTCTTTACAGAGCTTCGCTATCAATTCGCGCAATGCTGTTTTTTGCTCGACAGTACGGGTGTCGGATGGTCTTCCACTCGCGTCCAGACCACCGATGTAGCAGATACCGATACTGTGTTTATTATAACTAATACCGGAAAACCCTTTCGTGTTACAATGTGCTCCGTCAATGGATAATGACCGACCGTTTTCTACGGTACCATCTAAATCAATTACAAAGTTATAGCCAATTTGATTAAAGCCACGCGCCCGGTGCATCCGGTCAATATCCTTAGCTCGCAAGTCTTGTCCGGCACGTGTTGCCGAGCAGTGAATGATGATTGAGTCTATATCTTCTCTTTTCATATACTTTTCCTCCTATAAAATTAAAGTTAATACTCCCAACGCCAAACCTCCGCAATCACAGATAATATCCTTGATGGAAAACTCGCTTTTCTTACAATACTTGTCGTATATTTCCTTCAGAACAAAGATCGCAACGGTTATAGCGACCGCTAACCATAGCGGAATATATTTTGATAGCCACATAACCAAATTCTGGCATACTATAATGTGGACCATGCCGTCTATGCCTATCATGGATAGAAGCTTGCCGGCTAATGCGCTGATTTTATTTATCATATTCATTTTCTATTTTATTCTACTATTCCTCGTTCTTCTTTTGCCATTTTTGGGCTTATTCTCCGCAAATGCATAGAGTATGATAAAAAGCAAAAAGGGAAAAACATAAATAATAGTGTATAAATTCATACTTACTTCTCCTTTTCTATAATCTCCTTCACATCTTCCTTATCAACCTTGAACACCTTCTTTCCAAAGACTCCCAAAGCTCCAATTACATTTATATTGATCCCCTTTGGTTTCAATATATTGCCGACAATCGAACACCCTTCAATAAAGCATACCAATAAGCAGGAATACACATCAATAGGATATTCGCTATGACTTGCTATGGTGATCATGCAGACCATGCAGACAAAAGCAAAATAAGTAACCATCTTTCCCATAGTAGCGCGAATTGCACGAGAGAATCTGACTTTTTCACCCATTAGCATACTTTTTCTGACACCGAAGAGAAGATCACAAAGGATTACCGCGCATGATACAATCAGCCACGGAATCATATTCTGCAATGACTCGGAAACAAATGCGGTAGCGATTGCCGCAAATCCGCCTGTAGTTGTATGTACTATAGCTTCTTTCATAGCAAACAAGTCAAATAAACGGTTAGCAATGAAATTAACTCAATCCAGAACATCGACTTGCATGCCGTCAGGTCCCATATAAGATTACCAGACCAGTTCTTGATTACAAACGTTATCGCGTAGATCAGAAATGCAGCCCAAAGCAGCAGCCAATACCACGAATTGCATCCTACCCATAATTGAGAGAATACAAGAGACATCACCGCGCCAGCTATATGAGCTTTCTTGTGCGCTCCTCTAAAGTTTGGGGATACTCCCAACACGATCATTCCGACTACAGAAAGAAAGATCAGGAACTGACTGTTTTCTGTACTTGCATCCAGTGCGGCCGGAAGCAAAAGCAAAGACGGAAGAATCATGCATATACCGAACCAATACCTGTTACTCAGAATGTAATAGGTATCGGAAATAGAATAAGGGATACCCTTTGTCTTGTAAATCATCACACCAACATAAGATGCGAAAGCCAATAATGATAGTAGTGTCAAAATCATAGTTTTATCTGTTTATAATGAAAACTCTAGTTTATTCGGATAACCGGTCTTGTAGTTGTAAGATTCGACCTCCTCTTTAGTCTGCAATCCCCGAACTACAGCAATATGCTGCTGCGTCACATTATAGCAATCAAGAGCATATAACTCTAATGAGTTCAGCATGAGGAGAGCGCTTGATATAGGTATCGTATACTTTACCGCATCAAACCATAAAACCGTATCCAGTCTTCCGGCCTGCTTCTCAATATTGATTGAGTTAACAAGACCTACGCGGTCCTCTTTGTTTAACCACATATCTTTGCCGGCAAGGGTGAAAGAGTTTACTGCGTCTGACTTGTCATAAGCATTAATGTCCGCTATCTTCTTCTCTTTTAGTTCATCAAGAGTATACTCATGATCAACCAATACGGGATAGCCGCTTTCGCTCTCCTTTATTTCCTTTCCGGATGACTGACCGTTCAGCAGCTCCTGCCAATACTCCTCCGTTATCTCTACTGAGCCTTCTTGCAGCTCATCGTAGAATCCTTGTTTCCAATATTTTGCCATAATATTATTTATTTCCAACTCCCAACGGCTATCCAATAAAAAGGATTAGTTCCCGCGCCAGTACCATTACTATCCCCAACGGTATATCTACTACGAACTCTGAAGCTGCTTGTACCCGTCGATATTACAAGGCCGGCAACAACATTCATACCGTTACCCGGTTCATAGTAGGTAATCACAGGAGCATAATTGGCATTATAAAATGATAGCGGCAAATATACATAAGTATTATTACTGGAACTTGATATGTATCCCCACTGAATTAAGAACCCATTGTTAAACTTAGCATATCCGTTCTGGCCCAATGATACAGTCATAGCGTTAGACAAGTCTGCCTTTGCCAAGTTGGGAATCATGTTCAGCAATTCTACAACTCTATCCCCTGTAAATCCGCTATTATAATCACTCATGCAAACTCTTTTTTAATCACATTAAACGTACTTCCATCCGACAGTAAGAAACGACCTTCAGCAACAGCAAACGCCTGCCTCTTTCCTATTTGCGAGATGGTAGTGGAGACAGATGCCTGTGCTCCACTATTAGTTGTCCTAAACACAACAGTCTGCTCCCTGTCGAGTCCTTCATTGGCAACATCGCTTGATGCGCTTGCGGTCCCATTGGAACCGGGAGTGATAACGATGTTGCCTTCTCCTTCTTTCCAAGGAATCTGTATGCTCATTACGCAGCAGTCCAAGAAGTGTTAGACGTAACATTAACGGATACAGCAGATCCACTCTGAGGAATAGTAATCTCAGCCGGAGAAACAGACAATGTAGCATCACCGGCAGCCTGTTTGATAGCAATCTGAGCAGCTTGTCCGCCATTGGCCGTCACCTTTAATGTTCTAACGACCTCTTCGATAGTATCATTTTTAGGAAATTTCAATTCAATAGAAAAGGGAAACTCTGCGGTAGCTCCCGGATCACCAGAAATAGTAGCCGCATTGTTAGTCTGCGTTCCATTGGCATTATACTTTGCAGGCAAGGTAACATCAACTACACTCCCCGCCCATGCAAACGTCAATTTCGAAGAGTTTGTTTTACCCTCTACGGTCACAGTACCCGCTGTCTTGGGAGCAGACATTTCCGAACCGTTATCAAAAGAAGCAAACTCAGATTTCGGAGATTGAGTCACCTTATAAGTTGAAGGAGTGGAAACACCAACACCGGTAACCGTTACTGTACCAGTACGAGCTGTACGCCCAGTATGAGCGTCTGCGCTATTCGCAATTGTTCCGTTACCTGATCCGGTAGACGGATTTAATTTTAACCAACTAGGTTTTGCCATAATACAACAATATTTAAATAAAACAATTCAATTAACTATATCATTCTTCCTGCACAGCCTGCCATACCACATTGGACAACACATCGACGTTATCCTCAAAGTTATTCGAAGGCATCAGCCATATATATTCAGGGTCCACCTTTAAATAAGCCTGTTTACCAACATCACAGACAACTCCTATCGACACCTTCATGCCCGTTGCCGAAGCGGAAACCTTCATCTCATCAGCCTTGACCGATACATTCCAAATGCCCTTAATCGCCTCTATATGTACAGATATGCATCCCATGTCACACCGTCTTTATGCCAGTATTTATCTTGTCGATCTCTACTCTTGTACCGCTTTCGTAATCAGAGTCAGGGAGATAAGCCGTAGTCTCAAGCCATATTTCACCCGTACCGATTATCTTTGTGTCTATGTAGCAGGTGTAGCTATTCTCATTGACACGGACCATCTCAGACTTCTTTATTATCTGTGACGCATTCGAACAGTAATAGACAAAGAAGCGGCATGAGAAGTCTATATCGTCCATCGTCAATCCAGAAGGAAGGTCGATGGAGATGACTGCTTTGATTATCGTTCCTTTTACTCGCATTTTGACAGAGCATTGACAACAGACAATCGATCAATAGCCCGAACAAAAAGCTCTGCATATTTCTTTAAAGATTCCGCTTGTTCTGGAGTTAAATCGACCACGCCATTATTATACATTTCCCTTGCAATTTCTAACTCACCAATATCACCTGTGTTTTGATAAATTGCATTAGCAAACTTCTGTGATACATCGATGGTACTCTTGTTCCCTTCAATGTCTATTACTTCGATTTTTCTAAAGTCTATTTTCATAATATTTTGTTATTAACCCATACCAAATAAATTATTCACTCCGCTTTGCATAGCTCCTGTTATAAAGATCTTAAAAGACCAAGGAGAAATTTCAGTTTTAGCTTGACTAGCATAATTGAGACTTATTCTTTTAGTATAATTCGAATTATTGATCAATACTATCATTTTTTGTGAACTAGCATCGCAGACACAAGCGATATAATTAGTATTTCCGGATAATATGATACAGTCTACAGGTTGTCCATTATCTTTTGGATATACATGTCTGACTCCTGCATTTCCCATGCCATATGTGTGAAAGTATACCTCACCCGTATCGTAACCATAATACTCCATTGTTGTCATCTTGCTATGACCAAACTCGCCACGACACCATAAGTCTGATGTGTAAAAACGCCACGATCTTTTATCTGTTGAATTATAACCTTGTTGATATAGATCGCCTGAGATCCACGTTCTTAAAAAATTAATATTAAGAGATGATTTAACATCCTCACCAGCACCAGTAGTACTAAAAGATATTTTTCCTTGAACTTTTCCATTAATATCAACAGCTTGAAGCTCCTTAAATGTTCCTGTAGCACCATCAAGATGTTTTACTTTCAAATTATCCACATCAATAAATTCTGTCTTGATTTTACCAGCTTCAATAAATGTCTTACCGCCTACAATCATTCCTCCTGTCTCTGGGAGTGATATTCTTCCATCGTTTGTTAATTCAACGCCCGTCTGATTATGCCTTATAGCTCCTTCCGTCAGCAACCATCCCTGAGTCTTTTCAAGGTTGCCAACAAATATTCCAGAAGTGCCAAGCACATCTATAGTCGCATTCTGGGCTAGCAATACGTTTGTCGCAACATTAATAAATTCATTGAATTCATCCCATTTAGTAGAATCAAACGCAGAAGTAGATGTATGAGTTACCTTACAGAGTTTGTTATTACCATTATAGATGACAGTATCGATAAACGCATCGTTATGGTAATATTCAGTATTTGGTTTCCATTCTCCGCGAGGACGAAGCATAGCTCCCGGAAGGCCGGTCTTTCCTTGTCCGCCCGTCAAGCAAGCCGGACTGCTTTCATATGTCGTATTGTCAGTATAAGTAACCTTAGTTTTAGTCCATATGTATTTGCCATCCTCCCACTTAGGAGCAGTCGTAGACCACGACCCACCTGTTAAGGTGCTGGAAGAAGTTGAGAGATAATACAGAACCTCAAAAGATTTTACCCCCTTACCGGAAGGTCCGGCACTCCCTGTTACACAGACCGGATCACTCGTCCAAGTTGTATTATCGGTATAAGTGACAACAGTTCGCGTCCACATGAATTTACCATCTGTCCAGCTTGGTACATTATACGACCATGATCCGCCTGCCGGCGTACTATAGGACGTAGACAGGTAATATTGTTCTCTGTAACTCTTTACTCCTATACCCGTTTCTCCCTTCTCTCCTGTGACGCAAATAGCATCCGTAGTAGTCGATGAACCATCTGTATAGGTGATTACTGATCTGGTCCATATATACTTTCCGTTTACCCATGCCGGAGCAGTAGTCGACCACGATCCGCCAACCAAAGAACTAGAGGAAGTTGAGAGATAGTATTGTTCAACGATACTAGTTACCCCCCTTCCATCTTCTCCGTTACTTCCATTGGTTCCATTAGCCCCCTTTGAACCGGTAATACAAGCAGGGTCTGTTTCCGTTGTCGAACCATCAGTATAAATCACTCTCGTTTTACTCCACATGTATCTCCCATTTACCCATGCCGGAGCGGTAGTTGACCATGAACCACCTGTTAAGGTGCTGGAGGAAGTCGAAAGATAGTAAAGAACATCCACATCTTGTACCCCTACACCATCTTTACCATCTGCTCCATCTTCACCTTTAATCTTTTGCCATTTATAGTCAGAAAAAACACTACTATCCGACTGAACAAAGTCAACATATTGACCTATCCATGCACCAGGAGTCTCACCATTATTTGCAGTAAATGTTTTTCCATCATTAGAGTATTTTATATGCAAATAGCTGGTACGACCATCCTCGCCATTTACTCCAGGAATACCCTGAGTTCCATTTTCTCCCTGAATTCCTTGAAATCTAGCCCACGTATATTTAGATGGATCAGTACTATTTGCTTGTACAAAATCTACATACGTTCCAATATATACATCAGGAGTATCCTTCATTTGAGACGAAGTAGGATTTTGTACAGGAGAATACTTAACGTGAAAATATGAAGTACGACCGTCCGCACCATCCTTTCCCGGAATTCCATCTTTTCCCGGAGTACCCGGGTCTCCCTTAGATACTTCTTTCAGCCAATCCGTAGAAGAGTCAGACGGTTCCTGCGTAGTACTAGGTTCAATACATATCCATGTGCTGCCGTTATGGGTAACTTCATCGTAATACCAATACTTTCCCGCTTTCCATTCCCCCTTAAATGCGGGGACAAGGACTTCTGTAGTACCATCCTGCGAAAGCTGTTTAATCGTACCGGTCATATATACATTGCGAAGGTATGCGCTGTATCCGGACAAATCCAATCCTGAGATGACCAGATTAGACAGGTCCCCTAGCTGCATCATAACCATAGAAGAGGTAATCTCCCAGTTATTTACTCCTGCGAGATAGCGTTTATAGTCCTTTGTAGAATAAGCAGATTTCTGGCGTTCCGCATTCGTGAAATTGCCATATGCCACAAAATGCATAGCCTTCTGAGGATGATATGAGTAGCCACTCCTGAGAGTATATTTAAACTCCGAATTGCTTATCTTTTGAGTTATGCGGAAATAAGAAGTCTGGAATCCTGTACTGTTGTTGAATATACCCTTGCAAATGTCATCCACCGCAAGGTTTGCAACTTCTCCCGGTTCCAGCTTCAAAGTCAGAGTCTGAGAGGATTCATTTACGGATTCAATAATGCCACCACCGGGAGCAAGCCAGTCTTCTCCCGAAGTTATCGACACGCGGTTGTAGCGAAGTTCCGGAACCTCAAGAAAGTCTCGGAGATGAAGCGATTTCGCATCGATATGCCCATCGGGAGTAATCATCCAGCCGATGAGATTCTGTACATAGTCTTTTGATGATATTTCCTTTGAGAAAGTTGCGTCTTCCGCGATTAGTTTCTGGATAACGGCTTTGATTTTTACGTCAATGCCAGCCAAGAAGGTAATTAATCCTTTAGCAGAATCTGGATCGACTTTACTTAAATACTTATCATCAGCTCCTTCCTCTGTAGATATTTTATGAAGCTTAAAATGCTTTCTACCATCTTCTGTAGATATTGTATCATCTTTAACTAATATATAAATATCCTCTTCTCCTTCAATTGATATAACCTGACCATCATATGGAACATAAGGCTCTGCATCTGTATTACGGGCATAGCTTTCCGCATCCTCTTTGGATTTCCATGTATCCGTACTATCAATAGGTCTTGAAGTGGTACGTCTATATTGTTTTTCAAATGATACTCCATTGATCTTAACCATAAATTACACTGTTTTAAAGGTAAACGTGTTACTATCATTCATTGTCTCTGTCTGAATAATCCACATTTTATAATTGGCTGCAGTACTTCCATTAGCTCCTTCTACTGATATGGTAGTAGGGCCACTAACAATACCTGTATCTTCCATGATATTTCCGGGAGATGTAGGGACGGATAACTCACTTAACGTCCCTTCCGGCAGACAAATTGCGATCATTTTCCATGCGTTTACATCAAACTTATATGTTCCCGCCCCCTTATATAGTCCACTTGATCCCAATGCACGTACTTCAGCAGAAGTCTTAGGAATGGAAGAACATATGCCGGCAAACCATTTGCGTCTAACATTTACGCTGATTGTGTCTTTAATCTCTTGTCTTGGCAATGTGCCGTCTTCACTAGCAGTATAGATGACCGTAGCTTTATATGTTTCATTCTGACTATAAGTACCCTCCAGTTGCCTAACCGCAGTTTGAATGCCGCCAACTTCTTCAGAGAAATTTAACTTGTTATTCGGATTTTCGTCATAATATGCAGATTCCATTGGTCCTTGTCCATTCCGGGATGCAGTATATGTAATATAGCCTTTGCTTGTACCAAACTCAACATCATTTGCTGTTGAGATCTTGCTTCTCAATTCTCCCACTGATTTTTGAGAAAGCATTCTAATAAATGCATCCACCACTGTAGTGCCTTCCAGAATAACATCACCAGCCTTGAAATATCCCGCCTTATCCACAGTCACTTCTACGTTTTTTGTAAACTTAGCGGTTCCTTCGCCTGTACCAGTAGACGATCCACCGCTACTGATTATTTGTTGCTTAATCCTTTCTTTACGGTAAGTAAGAGAATCAATCTTACTTTCCAGTTCTCCCAACTTGGAATAAGGAGCTGTCTCCCCGACAGTATACACCAGAGAATCATACGGTACATCCAAAGGATATTCATAGCCAATTATTCGCGATATCCTTCCTTCCTCAAAATAGGCTTTATTGATCAGGTTTACTTTTTGACCAATAGAGAACTTCTTCGCGAATGCAGGATCATACATGCCGGTGTCCGGGTCAACACCATAGATGTAATCCGGCATCATCGTACTGTCATAAGTTGAAGGGTCCTGCTTTAATTCGTTGATATATTCCTTTGCCCTTTCTTCAACTTCTTTCTCCGCATCAGGAATAAGCTTATCGGATACGAATTGAGGATCGTACCCATATAGAATATACGTATCACCGCTAGTGGGATGCAAAATATCATCCGGGAGCATACGCCCATAATCATCATTGCGCTTTACTTCATATACTTGTGCCCTTGGATTCCATGTACCATCTTCAAGGCGTTCTGGCTGATATGTGTCAGAGGATGAGTCGTAGGGATTAAATATTACCTCAAAGTCCATGCCAGCCAAAGGACCGGATTGAAACACTATGCGTAATTCCTCCCCTGATAATCGATAACTTTCAGAAAAATGAAAGCCCAAATCCGCATCCTTAAATCGCCACGCAGTCCATTTCTCCTCTGTCTTGCTACCATCCGGATTCTCTGTAATATCAGTATATGGATGCGTATATACATCTCCGATTCCCCCTATACGGCTAGGATAAATATCGTCAAAAACAATTATCTGCTCAATAGCTTCCTCCGTGTACATATTTGGATAAGCATCAATATATGGAACACTTTCCGGCATCATTAAGTGCTTCGTTACAATTCCTTCAACCGTCAATAACGCTTTATCATCCGAAAAATAGCTTATAGGGATTCGGCTTTTTATAATATTGTTGATGGTATACATATTCCCGGCGGATACACTAATTCCTTCGGGAAGACGCAAAACATTTGCTGCTTCCCCTATCAGAAAATCGGGATTATATATCGCATCAAATGTCTGACCTTCATTGGGTCCCGTAGTGAATGTCACAGAGGCATTTGCCGACTTAGCTGCATTCTCAATAGTAATATCCCCAGATGAACCGGCAAGTATCATCATTAAAGAAGAAATTGAACCTGGTAGTTGGAAGACAATATATAACTTCAAATCAGTAGCCCCACGCTCAATATTTATCTCTTTATTTAGGACAACTTTATCTGTCAGTTCTTTTTCCTGATTGTCATATATAGTGCGTACGTTTCCTCCAATACCATAACTCTTCTCTACATCATTGATTTTATATCGAAGCTGCCATCTCCAGCTATATATTCCTGATGGTAAATATTCCCTCTCCACAGATAAACCGGCTGGAGGGACTATTGTTCCTATATTAAACGAAGCACCTTCACTCTTTATTGCATAAGTTCCCCCGGCTGGATTGTTTGATAAAGATTCATAATTCAGATCATTCAACCCGGCTTTGACATATCCACTTGTCCGCACAGATGCCTTAAACTTATCTCCTATCTGGTCATCGGTAGGAAAATAGTCTATATTAAGCACTCGTGATGTATCAGAAATATCACGCCCATTTACCTTCTTAACATCGAATACCAGTTTTTTACGATACGTCTGTGGAATATTTCGCGTAGAACCGAAAGCATATATTCTAGTTGCATAAGAAGTCTGACTGTCACTCCGATTCATTGCACTAACATTAACACCAATCTCAAAATCGACCGGATCACCATGTTCGCAACGACCAAAACGGATTACATCTTTCTCTATCCACCATTCGCATTCAAATGTTTGAGACATTTGAGAAAGAGCGTCTAGCATGTTCATGTTATCATATGAAATCAGCTTGGATGAATCATCCACAGAATCGTCAATTTTGCATGTAAATACTTTCCCTTTATACTGATAGCCTAACACTTCTAGATTTTTCAAGAACACATCCATGTGAACCTTTAGTGTATCGGTCAAATTCCAGCTAGCTTCTCTTCCACTACTTTGAGGAGTATAGAAGAACTTCTTATTTTTCCACTTCCAATAGTAAGCATCAAGCTTTAATTCGTAGTCATATCCCCCGGTAGTAGTATTGTAAGTAGGCTTATACAAGTCTACAAGCTCAAACAGGCCAATATTCTCGTCATCAATGTAATCCCCAAGCTGAAAGTAGACAGGTTCAGCTAATGAGAACTTGAGAGTAATGTAATCAGAACTCATTAGCTGGAACTTTCTTTTACTACCTTCGTTGATAGGAGTAGAAAGACGGATGTTGCCGGATATGTCTTTGATGTCTACTAATTCTGCCATATCACAAAGTTCGTTGATAGAAACATCAAAACATAAAATCCGGCAACTCTATAAACCACAATTCGCCAATTGTGGTAACTTTATTCCCTATTCGCTGGATTCGGCTCGTTCAGCTTAACCGAAATCTTTGAAAACGTCCTTGCGATATTGAAACCGAAAGATTGAGAACGGAGGTAGTATAAGTGATATACCTCTTCGCCTAGTTCCGGAACTTTGACTGCAAATTCCCCCTTTGTTATTTCGTCTAAGAATGCCTTATATTTGGCAATATAGTCAGAAGGGGAAACTCCTTTTAGCGTAAAGGTAAGAGTCAGGTCCCGTTCGTCAACCTTTCTGTTTTCGATTATAACCCTTTTCCCGTCCTGCAGGCGTGATTTGTTTTCAATCACATCTTTCATCGGAAGTGGAGCGTAAATAGCTTCTATGAACCCGTCTCCCATATTGACTCCCCACGTCGTATAGGCGTCCTTGTTATTGATTAGTAGGTCTCCTGTCATAATATTACTTTTTTGATAATCCATTAGTATTTCGCTTGACTTCTGCAATATCAGCCGCCATCTGCTGGATAGGCTTCACCATGACGTTAGTATTGTCACGAATGTCTGTTATAGCCTCGTAAGAAAGCCGTATCAAATCCCTTGTCTCGCTAGCAATGTCCTTTATACCAGATGAGTTTGCACTAATAGTCAACATTCCTGCTTTAAGTTCAAGGATGGACATTGTTTGAAGCTGGTTTTGATTCTTGATTTCTTCACCGGCAATCTGAAGAGCAGTGAAGCGACCGTTCAACTCGTCAGCAGAATCCTGAGACATTGTAGCAAAGCCTTTCTTGGAAGATTCCTGGGAAGTAGATGTGCCGCCACCGCCTACGATCTGCTCCCATGCCTTTCTGTCTTCAAGAGCACCATTTACAATAGTATCCCACCCTTCTCTTAAGTCTTTAATATCAGAAGAGGTGATACCTCCCTCTTTGCCCATGGCCTCAGAAAAGGATTCATACCATTTTCTTAATTCATCTTCATATCCCTTCGCGAACATTTGAGTGAATACAGCCTTTCGCATATACTCTCCAAAATTATCAGCAAAGTCTTTGGATGAAGCATCCATGTCCATGAGAGTATCTATGAAGTTGTCAAACAGACTATCGAATGACGTCTGAGTCAATTGTTCTTGAACGGCTTTCTGAATATCTTCTATTCTCTCTCCACCTTCAATAATCTTATTGAGGTAGTTTTGAACATCTCCATCCAACTTAGACCAAAATCCAGGAGCTTCCTCTTTTAACTTTTCAAGCTGTTCAGCCGTCAAGTTAAAGAGACCGGAAAGTCTTCCTCCTATAAAATCCGGATCTTTGCCGATTGACTTAGCAAACTCGTCCCATTGATCCCATAATTCCTGACTCATGCTATTGCGAATACGAACACCAATAGAGTGGGAACCGGCAGATGCGCCAGATTGCAATCGTTCTCTTCCTAATATTTTATAAGACTCAATGCTTTTGTTTGCTATTTCAATAGCTTCATCTCCCGCTTTAGCAGCTTCGGGACCATAAGACATATCTATGTATTCTTTTTTCTTATCAATTAACTCATCCCATATTTCATTTAACTTGTTATACTCATCAACCATTTCATTGTAACGAGAATAGTCAGCACCACCAAAACCGAATAATCCGGCAATAGTATTCCCAACGCCCGCCAAAACGCTAACTGCACCTGTGATAGCACTAAAAGGTTTGGTTAAGTCTATTCGTTCCAGCCCACTCATTACTTGCCCGATACCATCCAAAGTCTTACTTATGGCTTCTGGAACCTTCACCCCAAAGTTTTCAAGCATTCCAACAACGTCATTGCCTGCATTTACAACCTCCATGCCTTTTTGCCCGATAGAATTTGCTGCTTGAGTTAACTTTGACAAAGCTTTTTGTCTGTCAGATTGAGCAGCGGCCAAGTTATTTTCTGCTTGGGTAAGAGTCAGTAATCTAGTAGTTAATTTCCCGTTCTCATTGGTATATACTTTAGTTATTACCTCTCCTCCCTGAATAACAGTATTTAAATCCTCTTGAGCCTTGATTACCGCAGATGTAGCATTACGATAATTATCTGCACTATTTTTCAGTTCTCCCAAGGGATTACGTACTGTTATTTTTAGATCAATTTCTTTGAAGGCATCTTGCAACGCTTTAAGATCAGTAGGTTTTATATCTTTAGCTGCTTTATTTATAACCTCTTTCAGGTTATCACGCATCTTAACCAGTGCCTCAGTAGACTGAGCATCAAGGTTTCCGAATATGTTTGCAAAATTGATAGATGATTTTAGTTCTTCAAAGCTAACTTCCTTCAGTTTATTTTCCTTCTCTTTTTCCAAGGACTTCTTAGCACCCTTGGTGGTAGCTTCACTGATTTTAAGGTTATATTCTTCGTTTATGGCAGCTTTTTTTTGTTGAAATGTACCATATTCTTTAAGATATTCATTCCAGTATTTCATTTCTTCCTGATAAGGATAAATATCTTGTCGTAGAATAGTATTATTCAAAATTTTATCAAAAGCAGACGTATCTACTTTCACCGCAGATGCATCAAACGTTCTCTTCTTATAGTTCTTAGTCTGCTTCGCCCGCAAATTTTCCTGTTCATCAAAAGCCTTTCGCTGAAGCTCGATCTCCGTCCGGATATAATCTTCCCGCTGACGTTCTAAATCCTGTATCTCCTTCTTGTTGTCCAATTCACGCTGTGCACGAATCTTGGCTTCTCCTTCTGCCATAGCGTCAATACGAGACTGGGTAAGTTGATTCTCCAGATCTTGCTCCTTGCGTTTCCTTTCGGTTGCTTGCTTGTATAATAGTTCGGAGATTTTTTTTTGCTGGTCTACGATGGAGTTATACTCTTTGGTTGTTTTAGAATCCGAATACTTATCTATTTGTTTTTGCGCTTCCTGTATTTGTTTTGTATATTTATTCCATTCCTTTGAATTTTCTTTAGAAGAGTCTAAAGCAGCGCGGGCATCTTCGGCTTCTTTTTTACGACTTTCCCAGTACTCTTTATTTTTCGCTGCATTCAGACGAGCTTTCTGCAAATCTTTTAAAGATGAAACGTATTTCTTTATTTCATCAACTTTAAAATCTTTATTGCCACGAAACCATTCACCTTCCGTATCTTCGGATAGGATTTTTGAGTAAGTATCAATAGTAGTTTTTAGTTCACTATCAGACATCGACTTGGCTTCTGCAATCATTTTACTGACAAAATCAGAAGCTACTTTTTCTCGTGTTTTTTCTCTTTCCCTTTTTAATTGCTCTAGTTTTGCTATTTCATCATCAAAAGCCGATTGGTCATTAGTACGCATACGATCAATATATTCTTCTTGATTCTTTATACGCTCGTCATAGCTTCGCAATTCCGTTTTATTCTCTTCGGCTTTTCTTGTTGCATCTGCTTCTGATAATTCTTTTTTCAGAGCTATCAAGTTTTTAAGATGTCCCTCTTCATCAATATACTTTTCAATAATACCAGGATACATTTTTTTTAGAAGATCCATAGCCCCCACTCTCTCCATTTCAGCCTTAGTTTCATCCTCTATGGAGGCTATCAATTCTTCGACCTTTGTTTTATGCTGTTCTTCACGTCTGGCGGCAGCTTCTTTTGTCTCATTATACCGTTTCTGCATTTTCTCGACTTCCGTCTCACGTGTATAGAACTTATATAATCCATAAGTCGCAGTTCCAACAGCAGCGGCGAATAAGACATACGGATTTGCCAATGCCTTACCCGCACCCTTAAATGTTGAGATGATATTCTTTTGAACTGTTGCAAATATCTTACCTCTTGCGGCAGCAATAGCCATAGAATTAGACAATACAATATTTGTAGCAGCAGCTAATTTCTTTTCAACTACTGCTTGTCGTAAAATCATTATATTAGCCCGTTCCAGCATATTAACCACAACAATAGCCGCCTTGTATGTCCCATAGGTAGCTACTAAAGATGCAATTATTGCTCCAACCTCTTTATAGTTTTCAATAATAGACGTTAAAGCCGATATTGTCATAGATGCAATTCCCTGCGTATCTTCTCCAATAGAATTTAACATAGAATCCCAAGCATCACCCAAATTAGAAATTTGACCGGACAATGTCGTAGATTGCATTTCCATCAAGTTATAGAATTTACCACCCTCATTAGTCATATTCTCTATAACCTTTTGCAATTCAGGGAAACCTACTTTACCTTCAGTAACCATCTTTCTGATTTCTGATTCTGTTTTCCCCAGTTCTTTTGATAATTCGGCAACCAAAGGGATACCACGCCCCATAAACTGATTTACATCTTGTGTAAACAATCTACCCTGTGACATGGATGTACCATACAGGTAAACAAGATCGCCAAGCGGAATAGAAAGACCGGATGCAATATTCCCCAAACGAACCAAAGTTTCATTCACTTTGTCCGCTGAAGTTCCATAAGCAAGAAGCTGTTTTGCCCCGCTTGTTACTCCTTGTAAATCAAAAGGTGTTTTTGCTGCCGTTTCCACCATTTGAGCCATTAAAGCATCGGCTTTTTCTTTACTACCCAGCATAGTTTCAAAGGCGATAGATGTTTTCTGGAACTCTCCACGGACATTTATCATATCGGTAACTAATCCTTTTAGTGCGGCAGTACCACCAATAACACCTAACATCTTCGACAGAGATAGATTGAATTGTCCTGTACCATCCAAAGCCCTACGTATATTTTCCTCATAGTTACCAATCTCCATCTTTTGGCGGGTATAAGCATCCGAATTCAACTTCAAATACCGGGTATTTTCTTGAATCTTGATATTTAGCTTCGTTCTAGCACCAGTTTCCCTCTCTTGCTGGTCTGTTACATTAGCTTGAGCGAAACGGAGTACCTTTAGTTGTTCACGAGCTTCTTTTATTGACTGTACCTGAGTATTCAAAGCAGCAGAGATCTGATCATCAGTATAAGTTTTAGGAGAACGAGGAGGTCTTACTGTACCTTCCTCTATTTTTTTTTGTAATGCTTCATATTTCTTTATGAGAGAATCAATTTCTTTTTGTTGCTTCTTTATTTGCTCTGAAGCAGCTTTTTCTTGATCCAATCTCGCTTGCTGAGTTTGGACATATTTATCTTTGTATTCCTCTAATTTCTTTAATGCTGTCGATAGTTGCTTTTCAAGCGCCTTTACAGCAGCATCACTATTAGGAACACTAGCTATCTCAATAAGAGACTTTTTCAACTTATCTATTTCTTGACGCAGTTTTATGATATTTTTTATATCAATGTCTGCGGTAAATTTCATTCCTGCCATGTGACTTTTACGTTTTCGTTACCAAATGATTCCTTTAACTCTTTCTCCACGGTTAGGCTTGCCGAATCCAGAACGTCAAAACCCTTGCTAGAAACAAAGCTCGCATACTCCATTCCATCGGCGAACACAACACCGTTTTTGGGTAGTTTCCCATATATAAGCAAGTTCTCTGTCTTGCCTTTGGCCCCCGCATGTTCGCTATCTGCCGGAACATATAGATAAACGATATTCCCATTACGAACTACAGCAGCCCCCGGAGCATTACGAAGATTCCACGTATGGTTCTGATAAGTCTTCTTGCTACTCACATTTCTTTCCTTTTGAGTGTCAACTGCATTATGCGCCGCTTCCTTCATAAGCTCATTTGCATACTCCTCCACCTCTTCAACAAACTCGTCCAGTCCCGACAAATCAACCGTTACTTCCATTACTCATCAAATTTCATATTTTCACCAAAGAAATCCTTATCAGATACTTCCTTAAGTACCTCCCCATCGTATACAGCGTGCAACTTATCTTTTTGCATGATGATCAAATTGCGATATGGGATTTTATAAACGACTTCATCATAAGACAAATGAAGGCTATCCATGAACGACGCAATTTGCCCTAGCATACAATCATTTCCTATAATCTCTGTTTTGCTGTTAGATTTGCTACGTTCTTCGCTAAACCTAACAGCATCGTAAAATTTTTCACATCTATCAGAGAGTAAGCCGCTGTAAGACCGGATAATACTTCTTCTAAGGTTCCATGAGACAATTCTCCAGATAATGAATCATTTCCATTGATAAACCAAGAAAGTGCGCTTGAAGCGACAGAAATGTCCTTCAATGAAGATATAACACCCGCTATATCCTTGTTGTCATCAAGAACTGCGAGATAGGCCGAAGCGCCGGCTATTTTATGTATTGTAGGCGGATTTACACGGTACATTTTCCCATTTACAATGATCGGAATGAAATCCTTTCCTGTGATAGCTTCTGATATAAGTATGGCAGCTTTATTCATAATGATATTTATTAAAAAAGGGTGAGATACATAAACCCTCACCCCTCACCACTTTATAATATAGATAATGTCTCTGCTGATCGCGAAGTATCTTCCTTCCCAGGCCTCTCATAGTTAACAGCAGTTCCAGCGTTCACCCGCTTTGACTTAGTCGTAGAACTATTCAAATTGAGAGAAGTATCAGAAGACATGGATGCGATATTGTCAACAGTTCATGCAGCATCTACTTTTTCTCCGTCGAACATATAGTCACTCTTCACGCCGGCGCTAGGATTTTCCATAGCAACAGCTGTTACTCCCAAGCCGATATTCTTTTCCACAGCATTTCCCTTAGCAATGACCGCAGCATTGGTGAATACAATATAGTTTCCAGTCTTCGTCTGTCCAACAACGGCTTTATTGATAATCCCCGGAGTATCAGAAGCGGCCCATCCTGCGTCTGTATCAACTTTTTCACCACCTTGCAGATCTACCTTGTCATCAAAGGAGAAAACGCCCATAGTGAAAGCAATTGTTTTAGCCCCTTTTTGCGTCACATCACGATAATAGATGCTACCATTCAACTCGTTAATGTAGTCGGTATAGGTAGGATCATCCTCCGTATACGCCCAAGTATCTTGATGAGAGTTCTCAACTTCTGTAGCAGTACCTAACCAGGTTTTAAGGCTAGTTTTAGTTACAGCAGAAGTAATAACATCACCGTACCAAATCTTTTTAATTCCTATAAACGGTTTCATATCTTTTTAATTTACGTTTAATACTTCAAATAATAATTTCACATTCACATAGTAACAACATAACTCTTTATCTTCCTCTATTCCGATAGTTTCAGAAGAATACCGATACCATGAACCGTCATATTGCCCTACAACTCCATCTTTGAACATCTTCTTGCCCTTTCTTTCCAGCTCATTCAAGCGAATAAGATCAGCCTTCCCCGACCTTGATAAAGGAACGCAAAGATTAACTTCAACGTACCCCTTTTCCCAATAAGTATCGGGCTGTTGAGTCTTAGGATAAACCACAATCCTTTCAGTATTAACCTTACCTTCAGGTATATTACCTCTCTGGTATACTTCGGATATCCCAAAAGCCTTGCAATCCTTAAATATTATGTTCGCGATGTCTGTTGTTGCAATCATATCCAAATGTCACATCTACCTTTAAACTCTTCCGAATAACACTCGGCATTTTTCTTCACCTCACCTCCGCCAACAGTATTTTCGTCGGAATCCAAGCATCTCACGTGACTTCCTAAGGGAATCTTTTCCCCTTCGTAAACCACATGATAATTGTACATCCAACGTTCACCATTTACCGACACTTCCTTTTGTTGTGAATTATCATGGCAGAAGCATTCAGCTACATCCTGCCAAGATTCTCCACCGGTTCCTGTAATTAAACGCCCATACTCGTCATTCTCTTCCGGAGTAATAACTTGTATTTGCAATTTATGTGGAGTTTCTTCTAGCATATCACCAAATATTAGATGCGTCTTTAATGATACTTATTCCAACCAAAGCTGCCGTATCGTCATTAGGAGTTATGCCATACATCTTAAACATATATTTTGCATAGCTCAACAGTGTATCAGCCCCCCAAGACTTAGAGAATCCATTCTCTGAGACAGAAGTAGGATGAGTAAGGATTTTATCCATAAACTTATCCACCGAACCGGATATCTTCACTTTTGTACTAATGTCCACATCGGAGCTCGGATCAATTCCCAGCCCCAACGCGAACTTTTCTACTCCAGCATCTGATATGTCACCAAGCGGAGAAAAACATTGCTTTATGTAGTCACCTATTGTCACGATTCAACAGTCAACGAGTAAATACCGTTAATTTCAGTGATGACCGGCAAAGACAATGACTGAGCTTTAGTAAACTCAACACCGTTTGAATTGTCAGTCTCACCCTTACCCCATTGAGATACCCGGATTCTTCCGTAGTTTGAGTAAGTAACACCACGCTCTTGCCTCAATTCATTATCTGCATAAGCATTCTTGATAACTCCAAGTTTACCGGCAGGAATAAAGACAAGGTTTTTATCATTCCAAGGTTGATAATCCGTCAACTTACCGTTATTTTGGATTCGAGTAGTACGTCTGATAATTTCAAATGCCGGAAATCCATTTTGACGCATGAATTCATTCAATCCGCCAAGCAGCAGAGGAGTACCCATCTTGTCTGTACCGTAAATCACCTGCTTCATCTTCTTGTTACGAAGAATGAAAGATAGTCTCTTTTGGGAGATTAGAATCTTGTCAAATGTAACCTTATCCTGAGCAGCGTCCAAAATCTCCTGCAAGTCTTCAAAACAGTCTACTGTACTTTCGTTCCCCTGCACCCAATCAACCGTAGTCTTTGCAATGTTTTCAGACGGCATCTTATAGTCAATAACGCCTCTTACACCACCTTCAGGATTGTTGTTTGCATCAAAAGTGAATACTCCCTTGTTTGAAAGAGCACCCAAGAAGATAATATCCAGTTTGGACTGTACAGAATTTACCACCTTTGTGACATTGTTCCACATGAGATCGATTAATTCCTGAGTCTTCTGCTCATCAGTCAGCATACGAGAATCTAGAACCTGAAGAACCTTGCGATAATCCTCAATAGGCATAGAATAACTCATTTGATGAGCAAGAACCTTCTGCTTCAACGTTTTAAAGCCCTCGGTTCCCATAATAGGCTCTTTACCTTTAGAGTCCAAGGTCGCAGCTGCAACGCTTAGGTTATACTGTCCGATTATTTCTTCGAAGTTCAAACCAACAGTAGGGGTGTCCCAATCCAAATATCGTTCATAGATATTCTGGTCAAACAAACGCTTTCTCAATTGAGAAGCGGCATCAATACGAATCTGTACCTGTTTGGTCAGTTCGCCAAAAATAGAGCTGTAAAATAATCCCGGCATAGCTTATTGTCTTACATATTTAATACTTGGATTATTCTTCATGCACCATCCGCCCAAAAGCCAATCTTCTGGCATCGGATAAGCTACTTCTTTCAGAATAATCACATCATAACCTGCAGAAACAGTCTGAAAATCCATATTGGTTTTATACTCCTTGTCTGTTTCTACCACCGCATTTGGCACATCTGTCCCAACGACAGCAAAGGCATTAGCCGTAGCTCCAGTCAATGCGGCAGCTAGCGTAACGACATCGTAATCAGCATTCGATCTATCAATGCTATTAATAGCCTGTTCGTTTTCACCAATCTTCAGCTTATCGCCGACCTGTACCAAACTTCCTTTTACAATTCGCGGAGCAGAAGTTGTTCCTCCAGATACGATCTTAACAGCCTTACATACTGTGCACTCCATATTTGCAAAATCCAACGCAATTGGAGTACCTTTTCTGATCAAAGTACCTTCTGGAAATGACTGCTTGAGTTTAAAATCCCCAGGGATAACTTTACACTCACCTCTCCAAAATACGGGGAATCCGCCTTCAATCTGTCCTTTTTCAAATTCAATAGCCATAGTATTTGTTTTTAATTAGCGTCTGGCAATCCTTCTGCCCACTGTATAGCCATTTCCTTGCCTTTTTCAGAAGGAGTGGATAAAGGGAATGCCGAATCTTTTGTTTCAAGCCCTGCGGTAACAATATTCTGTTTGATGCCTGAAAGATAGGTCGTAATTGCCGTTTCATCCATTTCGTCAGAAATAGCAAAACCTTCTTTCATTCGCCATTCAGGGATACCCAGTTCTTTTGCTTTTGAAGAGATTAGACTGTTTCTCTCAGCACGTGACTTTTCAGCCTTAAATGCGTCATTCTCGTTTTTTAACGTGGAATAACGCTGTTCCTGTTCAGTCTTGTACTTTTTGAACCACTCCGGCTCCTCGTTTTCTGGTTGCTGTTTGTTCTGCTCGCCCCCACCTGCAGCCTCTTTCTCCTTTGCTTTATTGACAGCATCAGTTACCCGTCTATCAATACCGCTCTGAAGAGAGGTTAAAAACGTTTTTTGCCCCTGTACAACAGTTGCCAAGTTATCTTCAGTTACTAGGCCTAATGCAGATAAAGCGTCAGCCTGTCCCTGCAAAATTTCATCGCTTAACCCTAGATTTGAGTACGCTAGTTTTAAAGCTTGGAAAATTTTTTCTTTCATGATTAGTTCTTTTATGCAAATCTTTTTAAATCAGCATAAAAATACAATGCGGTGAGTCTATATGAAAATTATCAGATTGCGAATGAACCACAATTCGCCAATTGTGGGAAATTTGCTATTTCTTTCCCAGTAAATACGAAAGAATAAGGAAGTTTGAGGTAATTATGGATGGAAATAAGAGAAACGGGCAAAAAGAAAGGCGGATGTTAGTCCGCCTTATCTTTAGTTACTCTATTCTCTTTTATTCTCCTCAATATATCCTGTTCTCCACCAAAAGGTAAATAGAAATCAGATAATACGGTATTCATAAGCTTCGGAGCCAATAAAGCTCTTCCTGTAGCAAAGACATCAGGAACAAACTTTTCAATAAATTTATTTTGAACTTCAAATGTCGTTTTATCTTTTTCGTTTGGATATTTAATAATGTCATAAATATCACTTATACGCAATGTATAAGAATACTTTAATGACACTATATCAACATCTTGTGAATTCTCAGTTAATATATATTTTACTTGTGCATGAGCCGTTAAATATGATTTTTCTTCATTTACACTCATACTGATCCCAAAATAAGGAGACACGTTTTTCTCGCAATCTTCTTTAGTTTCAGGAAGCCTATCATAATCAACACTAAAACTATCTTCTTTTATTGAGACAATGCGCACCTGCAATTTCTTTTCCATATCAAAGCGATTCTGATTTAAATTTAAAATCATTATAATTACTTGAAGAATGCTTCCCTTTCGAAGGAATATTCATAGAGTCAACAGAAATAGGAAACATTACTATAATCGGCTCCTTCTTTGAAATTACTTCTATTATAGGCTCTTTTAATACATTCTCAATAGACTTTATTGTATTAATTGTAAAATTATGAGTACCTCTCATCCATTTACTAATTTCAGCATCAGATTTACCCAATAAAGTCGCTAAATCTTTTTGCTTTAACCCTTTGGATTCTAGAATTTCATGAATCCTATCAACTATTTCAAATGAAAAAGATATAAATTCTCTAGTTTCATTTGAAATACGTTTTCTTCTTGCTTCAAACAAACTATTCTTTTTCATGCGTTTTAAATCTTAAGTTTCCTTCTAATATTTTATTTTTATAACGAATCTGATCGTTTTGTTTTCGAGAATTAATAAACCGACTTGTTTCAATTAATAATTGAACATACCTTGATAATATTGGACTATCTTGCCAAGAATTAGCATCCTTTACATCGCCATTTCCTATAATCAACATATTATCGGATAATCTCAAACAATATAGCCTTATATTATTTCCAATCTCTATCGGGATAGCACATACTCCATCTCCATATCTACCTTCTGGCTTAAAATATCTTTCTAACGCTCCTTTCTCTGATATTTTTTCTAACCACGACAATATAACATCTATATCTTTATCAAATTCACATCCTTCTGGGAATTTAAGCAGAAACTTTTCAGCCTCTGTATACACATCACCTTTAAATCTGATTGTATAGAAGTTAATGTTGTCATATTCTTCAAATAATTCAATAGTATATTCTATTTCTTTCATAATTAACTTATAAGTTAACTGCACAAATATACAACAACAACACCAAACAACAGCACTTGTTTGATCACTAGCACCATTATTTTAAGTAATATTTAGATTATTAACAGTTACAGCACCTACATCTTCACTATCAAGAGCACCAGCTTTATCACTTAGATCAATATGATTACGAGCAATTATAATAACACAAATAAAAACCGCCCATCTTTAGACGGGCGGGAAACTGGTTAGGAGTGGATTACAAAACTGATTCCGAGAAATCTAGGTCATAGACGATCTTTCCATTGTCATCCCTTTTAAATATCCCGGTGCAGATTAATTCGGGGAAGCCTGGACCTGATGTCCAAAAAGGGACGGACACTTCCTCACCTTCGGCTAGTTTCAATGTTTCCGCTAGCTTATCAGCTTCTTCTTTGCAGATATCTGCTAGCCTTTCCATGCTGTCCGTGTTGCTACCACAATGAACAGCTAATTCTGAGTATTGGTTTGATGTTTCCATGATTATATTGTGTTATTTAAATGGTTAGGATTGCGGATTGACTAACTCCCCTGTGGCTTTATTTAAGACCAGATGGTATTTCTTCTTCTCCCCTGCCCTAGTGGTGGCATCAATGTCTACTACTACGTTATTGCCATCTAGGGAGTATGTGGATTTGTTTACTCTTATCTCTTCATCGGTGATGGGTACTTGCCAAATTAGATATTTGTTATATGAGTATTCTGATATATCAACACACATAATTATATTATCAGTAGTATATACCATATTATTCATAGATAAAGAGATATAGTTTGCTCTTTCTATGTTCTCAATCCAATCTCTAGTTCCCCCATTATTTCCATATATAACATTTAAATCTGCATCCATCACAGCTATAAAATATCCACTAGTTCTTACTGTTGAATAAACCACAATATATTCTCCATACCATTCAGCTATTTTTTCGGGATAGAAATGTCCATGATGAGGATCATCTTTGTCAAAATACTCTTTTTTAACCAACTTCCCATCTTTGATTTTCAGCATAAATTTATGTGGATGAGCAACTAATTCTGAACTATATAAACCTCCCAATATATAGAAACAGTCATCCTTTTGCAAGGCACTTTGAAGGAAACACCCTTTGACTATGTACTCTCTCTTATCTCCAAACCCAAGATCATGGGTATAATTTTCGGCTTTGTCCTTGATGGTAAACACCTTGTTGCCTGATTCGTCAATAGCCTCTATATAGTAATCTCCTTCAAAGATATAGGCTTGTAGTTTTAAATCACCTACTGCAATAGCACTATCTATTTTGTATTTTGGAGGCTCCGGCTCATTTATGGTGTCTTCACTAGAGCTACAGGCTGCTAATAGCAATAACGCTACTAAAGGGAATAAAAATTTCTTCATAATTTGTGTGTACTTTATGTGTTTATTTAATAAGTTCTCCTGTCTCCTTGTCAAATTCCAAATTTAAGACCTCTTTCTCTCCCGTTATATACGTGATATTCACAGTGACAAGGACGGTATTGTTCGAGGAATAGGAAGCCTCCCAACTGTTTATGACAAAATCATTATTATTAATATCACACATGTATTGCCAAATATAATGGGGAGAATTGCGAATATCATACCAATTAATCATCAAAGGATTTTTAGCATAACTGCTACCCCCTCCACTTACACTTATTACATGATACAAATCTAAAGGTTTGCCATTAGGAGAATATTTACTTATTAAATTTAAGTCATTATCGTACACATGCCCTTCCGAAGCAGTTGCTTCAGGATATAAAGAAATATTTTCGGATAGAACTATACTATTCTCAAACCAAAATTTCATATTTGTAGGTAAGTGAAAACTGGAATTTAATGTTACCATATGAACCTTACCTTTTTCGTAAGAAAATAACTTTCTTATTCCCCAAAAACTATTAGCATAAGATTTATCTCTTATATCGGCTAATAAATAGTATGTATTTTCGTATTGTAAAACTTCTAATACTTTTGTATCTGAGACGATAATATCCATCTTATTTCCATATCCCAAATCAATATATTGCTTAGAACCTTTTCCTATATCTTCAGACACTTCAAAAAGAAAATTATTGTCTTTGCTCACTCTTATGACATATCCCTCTTCGTTGAAATTAACTTCACAGCCAAATCCATTTATGATGGGTACATCGTCTTTCTTTTCTGTGTCATCTATTGGATCTACAGCTTCCTTTTCTTCATTAGTGCAACTAACGAAAGCTAGAAAAGCCAATATAAAGAGTATTCTATTCATGGTTGCGTGTGTTTATATGTTCATGCGCAAAATAAAAGATTAATACACACAATAACAAATAAATCGTCATATATCTTCATGCATCACACAAAAAAGTTGTTTTTTCTTGCTTTTTTCAAAAAATGTTTGTACGTTTGCGGTGCTTAACATATTTAAATCGACTGTGCAGGCGGAGCTTGCATTCTTATGCAGGCATTTTTTATGCTTGTATTTAAAATATTGAGGTATATTGTACCCCCGTGTGGAACTGTAATGGAACCACAGCATAGTCGATATGTGTTAAGCAGCGGGAAAGGCAATATACCTTTTTTTATTGTTTATGCTTAACAATATCGACAATCATCATCGGACGAATAATAGTAGTTTGATGGCGACGTTAATCCACGAGACGGACAGAATGAGTTCGCTTGAAATAGCTGAACTTACAGGCAAAAGACATGATGCTATCTTGCGAGACATCAGAAACTTACTAAAACAAGGGGTATCTGCCCACAATTTTGTGGAGACCTCTTACAGAGACAAATCCAACAGACAAAGCCCCTGCTTCGAACTCACCAAGAAAGGATGTCTGATTCTAGCATTTCAAATTCTGCTCAAAACATTTGCTGTATTAAAAAGTATTCGTATCTTTGCAATGCGACACTTTTATATACATATTTGGTTTGGGGATTTTTTATGCCCAATAGTAAGCAACTGCATAAAATATAAGCAGAGGTTTCTCCGTACATATTCGCCCCAAAGCCAATATGGAAGTGTCGCAACTTGGAGAGATTCTCTGCTTTCTTTATTTATTAACTTTTAATTTTCATTGTTATGCGACACTTAAATGAAAATTACTCAAACAGCAATAGCGTTGCTGTATTAAGTACGTCAGCTCACGAAACGAGCAAAACTTTCTCCTATAATGGGAATGATGTCCTTTTTGACACCAAAGACGATGTTATGGTTAACGCCACACAACTTGCAAAAATCTATGGGAAACGTCCTAATGATTATCTGTCCTTACCTGCTACAAATCAGTTAATTAAGGCAATTACAAGAAAATATGGTATATCTGAAAATCAATTAGTTACATCAAAGGCAGGTTCTTCACAGAATGGAGGTGGTACTTGGATGCATAGATTAATAGTAGTTGACTTCTGCCAGTGGCTAGATATTGATTTAAAGCTATGGTGTACCGAAAAACTTGACGAATTGATGCGATACGGAATGACCGCCACGCAGCCAACTTTAGAGCAAATGATAAATAATCCCGACCTTGTTATCAGCCTTGCTACACAGCTAAAGAATGAACGTGAGGAAAAGGCACGCATTGAAGCTGAAAGTAAGAGAAAGGATGAAGTTATAGCCAAGCAAGAGCCTTTAGCGTCATTTGCAAAGACAGCCTTCGCCACCGACGACAAAGTAGACATAGGAATGTCCGCCAAGATCCTAAAGCTCGGCTTTGGGCGCAATACACTGTTCGACAAGCTAAGGAAAGCGGGCGTATTCTTCGCGAACCGCAACGAGCCCAAACAAAGGTTTATTGACGCCGGATACTTCGAGATGAAAGAGAAGTTCATCGAGCGCAACAACCATCCGGGATTTGTAGTCACTAAGGTTCTTGTCACCCAGAAGGGATTGGCTTATCTGAACCACCTCTTTGGCGGAAAGCCTTCTGACGGGAAGCTGGCTAGAATAGTATAGCAAATCCCCTTCCCTAATTCATTTACAGCAGTCCGTTCCAATGCCGGACAGCCACAACTATATCCAAAATCACGAAAAAGCAAAAAGTTATGAACGCACAATATAACATATCAAGCGAAATCAGAGAGGCCCTACACCTAGCTGTAAGGCAAAACGAAGAGATAAGCAGGATCGGCAGGGAAACTGCCATGAAAAGCCTAAGAGTAGCCCAAATGAGGGAGGAAGGTTCGAAGAGACTGGCTTCTGCCCTAGACAGATTTGAAGCCATATGCTGCGAATTGGGCGATATTCCACAGCAGGCAATGATGAAAGTAGTGAGATGCTCCGAAAAAACCAAACGTCCGAAATTCGACCTAAGAACGCTCAACGGGCATCTTGTAAGATAAGATAAGTCAGGGGACTTCGGTCCGACACTGAAGTTGACGCCAATCAGCGGGAAAGGGTAGCTTAGGGCTGCCCTTTCTTTATGTACGGATTCAGAGAATATACTTTTTATGCTCAATCAGCGCATTTGCAACGGTACGGGAAGCCCTCCTGCTGGTTATCTCACAATCCGCATTTCCCTGAATATCTTTTCTTTCTATTTCGTCAGAAGCAAGAGCTTCAATCAAACCAACTGCCGCAAGCTCAACTTTGCTCATGTTGTCACGTATGCTTTGATTTTTGGAAAGACCTTTCTTTGCCCGGATCACATTAGTAGTTCCTCCGTAGAGAGGCTCATATATGGCATTAGTGCAATTACGAAATCCATCACCCGATACACCATGAGCTGCCAATGTCCTTGTGAACATATTCCTAGTTCCGATAGATTTCAGACGTTCAGCGGTCCAATCTGCAGACTTTCCTCTTTTCTCGTATGCTTTTATGTAGCGTTGGCCAATTAGGTCCGGATTCTTTTCTTCTTCGATACGCTGGAAGAAAACTTCGTTCACTATTACCGCTAAATCCGCATCAAGATACTTTGCATATTCCAAAGCAACCTGCCTAATGCCATAAGTACCACCTCCTTTTCCACGTTTTGATTTTATAATGCCATTTTGGGCGGCATTTAGAAATCTGCATGCAGACACTATAAAGTCAGAACCTTGTTGAGTATTCTTCCAATCATTAGGTCTTTTAGCATCAGGACTTCCAGCGATTACCCATAAATCGTTAAGAGAATAAAAATCACCATCTCTACCAATATTCTCTAAAATATTAGCGTCATACTTTTTAATTTCTGCTTTCTTTTTCATAGATTTGCATTATTAAATAGTTAATACTATCCCCATTAGCGGCTCGGACACTTCCGCTTCTGGGGATTTTAATTTGTCTTGGTTCAAGCAACGTTTCTCTCCCGAACCATATTAGAGATAATAGCATAAACCTTATCCAAAATGTTATTTCTTTCCGCTATTTCAAGTTTTGTTTCTCCCTTGAACTTCTTCTTGTAGTTACCGATGGAAATGTGATAGAGGTAATATAATTGCTCGTAAACCTTGTGCCAAACGTCTTGTTGTCTTGTATTGGTTGCCGAAGCATATTTGTTCACCAACTGGCGTATCTTATCACGAAGAGAGATTTCCGGTACCTTTTCAGATGAGACAGCAACTGCTAAGAGCAATTGCCCATTTTCTTCCCTCTCCTGTTCCATTGCATCCAGTCTCTTCTCTACGTTTTCAATTCGTTTACTTTGTTCAAGCAAAGCTTGTGCGGACTGAACAAGGATTTCAAGCTGAGATAACGGTTTTTGCTGTTCCTTCAGGGCTTTTTCCATTGCATTGAAAGCTGCAATATAGTCAAGTTTAAAGCGCATAGCCTTTTTCCCGGTAAATCCCATAGCTAACAAAGTAAAGCCATCACGATTCATTATAAACATTGGGTATTCTTGCCTATTTTGTTCATTAATATAAATAGTTTCAACAAACATGGGGTCAGCCGAATTTTCGGCACACCCCTGTATAAGCTCTCTAATAGCATCTAAGACATGCTTATGTTCTTTTCCGAACTTTTCAGCTACCAACAAGCTACTTGTTAGTGCTTGGTTGTTCTCACCTTTAAAAACCAAGTCGTTCATATTATCAAATATTTTGTTCTATTTTTCCTCTTATTTTTGCATAACACCCGTATTTTTTCTGACTAATCAGTCATTCCATTGATCTGTTTGTCTGATTCAGAAGATATATTTCCATTTGAATAAGCCTGCTTTTCACTTTTTATAAGCTCTATCTCTTCCTGTGGAGCATCCGTCAAAGCAAGCATAGTAACAGCCAGATCAAGAGAAATAATTCCATCCGAATATAGCTTACCGATAGCTTCCCATTGCTTCTCCTTATCTTCATTGAATGGTTCCGCAAATTCGTGAGTAATCTTCAGCCTGGATAACTGGTTTCTCAGATGGATATGGGTAACATTCATCATAATAGCCAGAATAAGGTTCTTTTCCCGGTCCACAAGTATATCGTAAGTCTCTTTTAGATTGTCCCTTTTAATGTACCCTAGCGTCATAGCACGCTTTAAAGCCTCTCCAGATAGTGTTCCCATACCTTTCATGTTTTCGAATGAGAAATCGGGCGTAAATGAGTCGAATAGAATAGAGTTATTCAAGTCTTTTTTTTCACTATCTTTCATTGAAGAGTATTCAGGAGGAGCTAGATAGTCAATAGCACTGTTCTTGTCTTGCATTTGGATTACTTCCCCAACCATGCTTGGATCTGATAAAGATTGGAGAACATCTGCCGTTGCTTTTACTTTCGGGTCTGCAAAATAATTATTAGTATCAGCGGCTTTGGAATCAATATGTTCCTCCCTGTCACATCTAGGCTGTGTCCCGTACCAAGCCTTATCCTGTTTATAGTAAATTACGTTGATTTTACCAGATGGATTAACCAACGGCTCAACTTCCCACCCAATATTTGCTCTTTTGCATCGGAATATGTAGGATGGCGTTTCTATATCAAAATGCTCAACTGTTCTATTGCCCTCCTTCAAATTGTACCCATATCCAAATGCAATCATATTTTCGTATTGATCGAAAAGCGGACGGAGAGTATATCCCTTAGATTTGGATATGACCAAAACCTTTACTCCCGGCCTTCCGTTATCATTAAATATATGATATACTTTTGCACTTTCAGTTTCTGCGCCGGCCAGCCTTTTTGCTTGTCTCATTGTTGTATGAAACCTAGTATTCTGAAGAAACTCGTTATATGCCTCAAACGCTTCATCTGTACCTTCCACATCGTTCTTCCATTTTATAGGATTACCCAACAAGAAGAATAACTCTACTTCATTGATATACCTTTGTCTTGTCCGAGGTAGCTTTTCTGTTCTATAAGGTTCTTTGCCTTTACGCGGCTTATCTGGGCGACTGTTGACCTTATGAAACTCCGGATTATACTCGGCAATAGCCTCATTTACATCAATATCTCTATCTTGAAGCAGCGAGATAACCTGGCTTATATCCCTGTCTTGGATAAGCCTCATTAAATCCCGTTCAACTCCTAAAGAATTAAGCGTTTTGTTACGCAACAAATTGAATATAGCCTCAATATAATTCATATCTTTTATTTTAATATAGTCCTAAATCGTCTTTATTGTATTGTTTTGGTTTTAATATTCTTCCTAATACTTCCCCCAATACCCAATATCTTGCAGCATCAAGTGCGTGATTATATTTATCAATTGGTTTATTTATATAATTACCATCCTTATCCTTATCCCATGTATATTTCCTTAACTCATATAAAAGATTATATGACCTTCTAGTTACTTTCAAGTTTAATTCTAACATTTTATCTATGCCTGCTAGAATTGAACTTTTAGAGTTTATATTTGACTTATCTACCGGATAAATAAGAATGCCTGAGTTTGATATTTCTTGTATTAATCTTGGGTCTGCACTTTCCGATATTACTTTTAGCCTAAATGGCTTAAGAGAATCCGAAATGTCCCCAGATAGCATCCGGGTCCTGTAAAACAATTCATCAAGATATAGGTCATTATCAATAAGCGCACATTCAATAGCCGCAGAAGGATCGTTTGAATATCCAAAATCTAATCCAACACCTCTCTTCTTAGCATAATCGGGTATAGAATCTACAATCTCAAATCGTTTAAATATTGCACCTTCCGCAACATCAGACCATCTTCCAATAGCTACATGGGCATATTTCTCCGGCTCTTCTTCTTTCATACGTTCCATCTCTTGAATAAACTGAGGAGAAAGGTTCTCTATGTTATCTAAATAAGTAGTATGAATATGAAGAACATTAGGATGAGTGGAAATCTGAACTTGTACACCGTCGATCTCTATCAATTTGTGCGTTTTTTCAATGTATTTCTTATAAATAAAGTGATTCGAATCTGTCGGGTTCATAATAATAATCACTCTATTTTGAATCCCTTTTTGCCTTATTGAGAGAACTAATTTATCAAAGTCCTCTTCTGAATTCCATTCCTCTGCTTCGTCACACACAAAAGTAGTAAGCCCCTGTATGGATTTTAACTTTGCCGTTTGATTTCCTGAAGATGTTCTGATACCCCTAAACATAATTACACTATCTGAAAAGGTATTGATAATGTCTTTTTTAGTTATATCAAAGAAATCATTAGTTCCCTCTAAATCTATCTTTTCTTGAAATTCAGGAATGACCGATATATCTGCTGAAGTCATTGTGTATCGGCTGTACAGCATCTTATGTCCAGATTCGAATGAAAGCCTTTCTATAAACGTACCAACATTAAAACTTTTAGCACTTCCACGACCACCGGTTATGAGAGTTATTAATTTATCCGTGTTATTATACAACGGATTATAGACTTCTTGAGTTTTAATGTTAAACACTATCATTTCTTTTTTGATCTAGCTTTTATCCACTCTTGAACAGGGATACTTCCTTTTACATTCAATGTACTTTCTTGTTTTTCAGCAAGACCTAATTTGCGAGCTATTATATTAGCATTAAAAGCTCCTACAGTAGCCCCTTCCAACTGCTGAGTTTCTATTACAGATTCTATACGTGCAATGACCGACAAAAAATCTTCATGATTAGCTTTCTTAAATTCCCTCCAGAAAGTTTCACTTGCATCACAATATAACATTAGACCACTAAGTGTATATGGCCGCTGTGTAGGCGATTCCTCCTTTTCCTTTGTCTTTCCTTTTGTTTTATTCTTAACAACTCTCCAAGGGTTCTTATCGCACCACTCAAAATATTCACAAGCAGCCTCCCATAACAAATCAGGGGCGGCAAATAACATGTCACGCCCATGCTTGCTTCTTAACTTCCAAAATTGATTTCCTTTTGGTGCTGCCATCTCTATTTATTAAAAATTAAACCCTCATCTCTTAGATGAGATACAATTTCACTGTAAATATACTCTATATCCTTCCGAAAGCCCTTATAATTGTTGTAGAGAACAACCACAGTTTCGATATTGTGGGAAATAAATGTCTTATCGCTGATATTTACCGATTCTGCAATCTTATCCCGAAGCCCCCTAGGCATTCTCCCCCCTGCTAGAACACTAGGAGCATACAGGAATAAAATGATGAATATGAACTTTTTTCTGTTATGAACACTGTCTTTGTATCCCGGACAATCCCTTAAGTTGTTTATTTCACAAAACCACTTATATATGGATGGGATATAGTCCAGATCAGACACGATAGGAGCAGATAATTCAGATTCTCTTTCCGACAATCTTGATTTCTGCTCTCTTATTGATTTTAATTCTGAAATTTCTGAAAACATAGCACATTTATTTAAAGTTAATAGTATATTTGTACTATGAATTGAGGAAAGAGGACTTATCTGGTGGTTCGGGTGGTCCTCTTTTTATTTTGTCTTTCTTCCCCATACACATGCATTGTACAGTGCATAGGCATACATCTTAAGTTCCCTGCTGTTGCTTATATATTCCACATTCATTGCTGCTTTAAAGCAATCAGCTAGAAGGTTGTTGTCTATTTCTTGTTTCATGATTCCTCCTTCCTATTATTGCTTTCGTTTTTACTTTGATTATTTCTCTCCTTCTTCAAGTCTTTCCAAGCAGTCACTATTGACCAGAATAGGTTTAACGCCGTTACCACTACAAGAATTCCTGTCAACCATTCTATTCCCAGATGGTAAGATATCAAACAAGATATAAATGACAGCCAAAATGTTATCTCTTCAAATTGATAGTCTTTCATTTTATCGCCCCCTACCATCTTCTAAATAATAACTCATTTCCTTATACTCTTCATAGGTTATTTCCTTCCAAAAAGTAATTATACATCGTTCTTTATAGTTTTTCAGAAGTAACTTATGTGTTTCTGCCAGACTGAAACAGCCGTTATTTTCACAACAAATTCCAGATCCAAATCTACCCTTGCAACGAAAGGCATAATAGTAGTACTTTTCCATTTTATTCCTCCTTGATTAATTCCGGGTGATCGTAGATGTTGCCTTTAATTTCAAATTCACATTTTAGCTTATTTGAATATTCATCCATCCAATCGTCTGGCATGACAAATGGTGTGCGTGAATTAGAACCAAATTTATTATGCTCAACACAGAAAAGAGCAATGTTTTTATCAAATACGACATTGCCAATAAATCCGAAATTGGGATTTTTAGGGGTAATACGTTCTACAATGTCTCCTTCATAGATCTCCTTTCCGTTCTTGTCATACAAGCCGGTGAACTGTCCTATGGTTTCAATACAAACCTCATACATACCGATGCTTTTCCCTATGTCGATATCATTTAAGGGTGGAATGACGGCATATCTATCCTTTTCGATCTTAACAAGAGAGCCATACAGCCATTCTTCATCGTATATGCTTTTGCCTCTGAATTTTATTGTACGATTCATTTTATACCTCCGTTATTTTTAACGCTTTCTGTATTCCAGCTTCTAATGCTTCTTCGTAAGTATCCCACTGACCACCATCGTTAGGACCGTCGAATATACCGGCAGCTATAAAAGTTCCATTATCAGCCTTGCATATATCATAACCATAACCACAAACATTTCTAATGATGGCTATATGCATATTCTTGGTTTCGCGCAGCCACTTTTGAGCAAAAGACTGAGTAGGGAAATGATAATAACAAAATCCTTGCTCTGTCAGCGATTTAAGAGTATCCAATGATACAAATTTTTC